CAGGAAAATATGCTGTAACATCAGGGATGCTTTCACATACTGGTCTTAGTTCTTGGAACGCATCTCAAGTTGTAAATGGAACAACTGGTACAAGTAGCGGTGAAGGGTTTTATGTAGCATCAAGTACGTCAAGCGGAGAAATGGTAGTTGATCTTGGTTTGGGCAATCCGCAGACATTTATTAAAATTAGATCATTTACATCTATAGCTACAAACTCAGCCGTTTGGACAATAGCTTACAGCGATAATGGATCAGCTTGGACAAATACCTCACTTACTAATTTTGCACCGGGAGCCTCTAGTTATGATGCTTGGTTTGAAGGAATATGGACTGACGTAGGAGCGCATCGTTACTGGAAAATGTTTATTAGTTCTGGAAGTGGTGGAAGTCAAGGTTGGCAAGGACACGAAATTGAATGGCATATACCAGCTGTCCCGGGTAGACAAGTAAGAGTACACGCAACATCATTAGCATGGGCTTAATTTAACAATGGAGGTTTTATGGAACAGAATGAGTTTGATGAGAAAATACAATATGCACAGAATATAATTACTATTTTACAAACAAGATTGAATGATAGTGTAGCACAGAATGTTCAGTTGGAAGCAACGGTAACAGTAATGAAAGCAAAATATGAAAAACCAGAACAGGAACCAGTAGATGGCGATAGTAATAAAACCAAAAAAAAGTGAAACGGCTGCAGCTGTACCAACGACAAGTGATATAGCTGTTGGTGAAATCTGTATTAATGTTACAGATCAAAAGATATATACAAGAAAGTCTGATGACTCAATTGTTGTGATTGCAAGTACGACAGCTGCAGGTGCAACTTTACAACAAGCAACAGCAAAAGCCGTAACAATGGCAATCGCGTTAGGATAAAACTATGGCATATCCAGATTCAGTAATTACATCAAGAACACTTTTAAAAGATTATTGTCTAAGACGATTAGGCCATCCTGTTATTGAAATTAATGTGGATGACGAACAATGTGATGATAGAGTAAATGACGCACTTGAATTTTTTGCGGAGTATCATTTTGATGGTGTGGAGAAAGTTTTTCTTAAACACGCAGTAACACAAACTGATATTGACAATGAATATATTGATATGGCTGATCCGGATCTAACAACAACTCCTGGTCAAACAAAATATGTTGATGGGGGACCTGTTATTAGTATTCGTAGAGTTTTACCAATTGCTAATTTTAATGCATTCCAAACAGGCTTCTTTAATGAAGAATTTCAATTGCGTTTAAATGATTTAAATACATTTTCTGGTTCATCAATGATTAATTGGCAAATGTCATTACAAAACTTTTCAATGGTAGATCATTTATTTACTGTTAATCCTACAGTTCTCTTTAATCGCAGACAGAATAAATTATTTATTGAAACTGATTGGGCTACTAAATTTACTGTTGGTGATTGGCTTATTGTTGAATGTTATCGTGTTTTAGATCCGACAACAAATACAGAAGTATATAATGATATATTTCTTAAAAAATATTGTACTGCATTAATTAAAAGACAATGGGGAGAGAACTTAAAGAAATTTGAGGGTGTGCAACTTCCAGGTGGTGTTACACTCAATGGTAAAACAATCTATGATGAAGCTATGGATGAAATTACAAAGATAGAAGAAGAAATGAATCTTAAATGGGAACTTCCACCTGATGGGTTTATGGGCTAATGTCAACTAACTTATATTTCAATAATGTAACATCTAATGTAGAACAAGATTTGATTAATGATTTGACGAGCGAAGTAATTCAAATTCATGGCATGGATGTATTTTATATTCCACGGGTTATTGTAAAAGAAGATTTGCTTCTTGATGAAGATGTTTTGTCAAAATTTGGCAGTACTGGTAGAGTTTATGAAATAGAAATGTATCTTAAAGGAACTGAAGGTTTTGGTGGTGAAGGTGATTTGGTTAGTAAGTTTGGTTTGGATGTTCGTGATGAAGTTATCTTCACAGTTCATAAAGATAGATTTGAACTTGCAACAGATATGGCAAAACCATTGGAAGGAGATTTAGTTTTCTTACCAAATATAAATAAAGGATTATTTGAAATCAAGTTTGTTGAACACGAACAACCTTTCTATCAAGCTGGAAAGAATTATAGTTTTGATATTACTTGTGAGCTCTTCCAATATAGTGAAGAACAATTGGAAACTGGTATTACTGCTATAGATGATATTGAAAGAGAACAATCTGCTTCAATTGATTTTGTTATGACTGCTGGTGGTAGTGATACATTTAGTGTTGATGAAAAAGTTTATCAAGGAGTAAGTTTGGCAGCTGCAACAGCACAAGGTACTGTTGTTAGTTGGACTGCTGCATCCAGAACATTAAGAGCTAATGATACTTCTGGAACATTTGTTGCAGGACAATCTATTACCGGTGATTCAAGTGGTGCTGTATGGACATTAACTTCTTATGATGACCAAGCATTACCAACAACTCCGTTTGCTGATAATTTAGAATTTGAAACAGAAGCAGATTCAATTTTGGATTTCTCTGAATCAAATCCATTTGGTGAGGTTACTTAATGTTTGGTACTTATTTTTATAATAAAAATATACGAAATATTGTTATTCTGTTTGGTACAGTATTTAATGATATTAGTGTGCGACGAGTTACTTCTGCTGGAGTAGTACAAGAAGAATTTAAAGTTCCTATAGCTTACGGACCTTCTGAAAAGTATTTAGTACGATTACGACAGGCAACTGATGTAAGTAAAGGCAAAGTTGGAATTACATTACCACGAATGTCTTTTGAGTTTACAAGTATTACTTATGATCCTGCAAGAAAGTTGCAGACAACGAAACGACATAAAGCAATTAAATCTCTTGGAACAGTTGAAGGTATAAATCTTGTTGTTGGTGGTAGTGGTTATACATCTATACCAGTAGTTAAATTTTCTGGTGGTGGTGCAACAACTCAGGCTACTGCAACAGCTACTATTCTTGATGGAGCTGTAACTGGTTTTACTGGTTTAACAGGGGGGAGTGGTTATACATCCACACCAACTATTAAAATTACTGGTGGTGGAGGTGCAAATGCATCAGCAACTGCTAATTTAGATGTTAATACATCTGTATTTGCTTCTGTATATAATCCAGTACCCTATAATTTTGATTTTACATTAAGTGTTATGGTTAAAAACTCTGATGATGGTACACAAATACTTGAACAGATTTTACCATACTTCACACCAGAATATCATGTAACAATGAATGAAATGAGTGCATTAGGAATTAAAAGAGATATACCAATTATATTTACTGGTTTATCAACTGAAGATAGTTACGAAGGTGATTATATGACAAGACGGGCTTTGATACATACATTATCTTTTGTGGTGCAGGGATTTCTTTACGGTCCTACATCTGATATGGGTATTATTAGAACAGTTGATGTTAATAAATATAATGCAACTGCATCATCAACTAAGATAAGTAATACACAAGTTACACCAGACCCAGTAACGGCTGACCTTGATGATGATTACGGATACACAACAACTATAACGGAGTAATAAACATGGCATGGGTAACTATTACTAAATCAGTTGTAACTGGTTTTGCAGGATGGCAATATGATGATGCCGCAACAACGGCTAATACATATCCAGCATCAATGCATTTATCACGGGCAAATGGTTCAGATGCAAGTGGTATAAGAACTTTTGATCCACCCGGAGCTACACCAGCTCAAAAAACTTATATAAAATGTAGAAAAGTAAACGAAACAGAAGCATCGCTATATGGAGAACTTTCTAAAACTTTCTATGATGCACAATAAAAATAGGATAACTATATGAAGAAAACAACTGTTGAGAAATTAAATAAAGTATTGGATGTTACAGGTGATTTGATACCAGTTGGAAATAAGAAAAGAACACCTGATGTTAAAATGGCTGAAACAGATTTAACTTCTGATTATGATTTTTCAAGAGATCAATATCATAATTTAATTACTAAAGGCAATGATGCCCTTGATGAATTGTTAGCTGTTGCAAAAGAATCAGAGTCAGCACGAGCATATGAAGTAACTGCCATGTTGATTAGAAATTTATCTGATACGACAAAAGAACTTTTGCAATTACAGAAAACAAAGAAAGAAATTGAGAAAGATGTTAAAGACCCTCATACTGTAAATAATTCTTTGTTCATTGGAAGTACAAAAGAACTGCAAGACTTATTACTTGAGAAGAAAAAATAATGGCAAAAGATAATAGAAATGATTCATACTTAGGTAATCAGTTATTAAAGCCAACTAATGTTCCTGAACAATTTACTAAACATGAAGTTCAAGAATATGTAAAGTGTCGTGATAGCATTGTATATTTTCTTAAAAATTATGTTCAAGTTATTCATGTTGATAAGGGATTGGTGCCTTTTGACCTTTATGATTATCAAGAAGATTTAATTAATATTATACATAATAATAGATATGTTATTGTAAAGAGTGCTAGACAATCTGGTAAGTCTGTAACAAGTCTTGGTTATATTTTACATTATATATTATTTAACAAGACAAAGATAGTTGGTATGTTGGCCAACAAAGCATCTACATCCAGAGAGTTACTTGGAAGATTACAGACAGCTTATCAACATCTACCAAAATTTTTACAACAGGGTATTGTTGAGTGGAACAAGGGAAACTTGGAACTGGAGAATGGTTCTAAGATTATAGCTTCTTCCACATCTTCATCTGCAATTCGTGGTTACAGTTTTTCATTATTGTTCTTGGATGAGTTTGCTTTCGTACAAAGAACGATTGCTGATGCATTTATCAAATCAGTTTATCCCACGATTTCATCTGGTAAAGATACCAAGATTATAATGGTATCTACACCCAATGGATATAATTTATTTTATAAATTCTGGAATGATGCTGTAGAAGGTAATAACCAGTTTAAGACATTCAAGATTCATTGGACTAGTATTCCAGACCGAGATCAAGAATGGCGTAGAAAGATTATCTCTGATATTGGTGAAGAAGCATTTCGTCAAGAGTATGAGGCAGATTTTCTGGGTTCTTCCAATACTCTTATATCCTATGAGAAATTGCAAGAGTTATCATACAGTTCACCTATATGGTCAAGAGATAATTTAGATGTTTTTGAAGAACCAGAGATGAATAAACTTTATGCTATTACAGTAGACACAGCTCGGGGACAGGGACTAGATTATTCCACATTTACAGTATTTGATACGACTGAAGTACCATATAAAATTGTAGCAAAGTATCGTAATAATATGATAGCACCGCTGCTTTTTCCAAATATTATAAATAATATAGGAAAGAAGTATAATGATGCTTATGTTTTAGTAGAAAGTAACGACATTGGAGCTCAAGTAGCCGATGTTTTACACCATGATTTAGAGTATGAGAATCTACTTACTGTAGCATGGTATGGTAGGCACGGCCAGCAATTATCAAGTGGTCATAAAAAAGATATATCGTACGGAGTAAGAACAACTAAACAAGTTAAAAAGATAGGTTGTTCAAATTTAAAAAGTTTAATTGAAGAAGATAAATTACTCATCCCTGATTATGATATTATTTCTGAGCTTACAACATTCGTAACTGTTGGTGATACATTTGGAGCTGAAGAAGGTTCAAATGATGATTTGGTTACAACATTGGTTTTATTTGGATGGATGGTAGATCAACAATATTTTAAAGAATTAAGTAATTTGAATATTAGAGAAAAGTTATATCAGACTAAAATGGATTCAATAGAAGATATGACAATTCCTTTTGGTATTATTGATGATGGATTGGATGACAAGTATGAACTTATGCCCGATGGCACGAAATGGGAAAAGGC